TCTGCAGGCAGGCAAGGCGGTCACATTCGGAAATATGATCGATTGCGTCGATCAGGATTTCTATGACATAGTTTTTTTGGCAGCGGCAGGTGCAACAAAAAGGATCAATATTATTCGTGAAACTTTCCAATTGCTAACGTAATGATACAGATAGCTGGTTATCCAACGCGGTTTTTAACCGCGATTCCGACACTTAAAAAGCAGTCATTCACAGCAACGGCCGGACAAACCATATTTCAGGTAACTGATTTCAACCTTACCGATGGTTATTTTGTCCTGGTTGATGATATTTTCCAAATAACCGAGAATAGCCGGTCTGCCCAAAGTGTTGTATTTACGGCAGGGATGGCAGAGGGCAGCAAGGTTGTGGTCTATGATCTGATTGAAGTATTAAGCCTGTCCTCCAGCCTTACCATTTCATCAACATTGAAAAAACAAACAATTACCGCACTTGCCGGTCAGACAAAATTTGTCGTGACAGACTTTGCACTTGCCGAAAATCATATCCTCATCGTAAACGACATAATCCAAACACAGCTTTATACGCGGTCAGGACAGATGATAACTTTCGATTATGGATTGACAGAAGGGGATCAGGTGGTTATCATTGGAATTACGGGCCTGATCGGATATCCTTTGAAAAAACAGGCACTTACAGCGACAGCCAATCAAACTGAATTTACTGTCACGCTGTTTGACCTAACGGATGATTACATCTTTATCATTGAAGATGTCGTTCAGACTGCAAATACAACAAGATCAGGCAATGTGGTAACATTTACGCCAGGCACAGAAGAAGGTTCAAAAATCGTAATTATAAATTAACACGCAATGAAAAAATATTTCATTACCGGATTATTCTTATTCTTTGGTATGTCCATCATGGCTCAGACAAGAATAGGGCTGCTTTCAGTTCCAAACAAGGCAACGGACTTTGGCATAATACTACCAGCACGATCTCTTGTGGTTTTGGAAGATAGTAATGCCATATACCGATTACTTATAAAGTTTACAGCAGCCCAGGACATGAATGATGTTTTTGTTTCCGATACGAATTATAAAAAAATCTCATCGAATGCCTCCGTAATAATGGCAAACTATTGGACCAAGACAGGGAATTCGTTATTCCCAAGTGCCCCCACTTCTGATCGCATAACAATTGGGAGCAATACAGCAACGGCCAACACGAACAGGAAACTTCTTATAGATGGATCAATGAATGTCAATGATACCCTGATACTTGGAACCCTATTAATCAGATTATTGACTAATGAGGCAGATCCCGATTCTATTCCTTCAATCGTAAATGGAGAAATGAGAGCAATTGGTGTTAATCAGATTGTTGATACAACTAATCTAAGAACGATATATGATATTGCTAATGGTGATACCACGGGGGAAATGTTATTTTGGGATGGTATGAGATGGATTCCTTCCGTTGGGGCATATCTGAAATATACACAATCAGATAAGAAATTAAATTTAACCGAAAATTTTAAACTTGAATGGCCATCGGGCGTTTATATTAAAGATAATGGCGAAGGGTTGATAACAAATTATATGTGGTATATGCCAGGATTACATGCTGTGGGTAATAGTTCTACACCCGTGACTATCAGTAGTTTGCAGAATGATGCGACACCAGATTCATTAGTTTCGTGGGTGGGTGGAGATTTAAAGGCAACCGGTAAATGGCAGTTAATTGATACTACATTTTTACTTACAAAGTATGATAGTGCAGGGTTTGCTACGCTTACAGAGGTAAACACAAGAGATTCATTAGCCAAGCAGGGCATAAGAACCGAATATGTTAATCACGACAGCACAGTAATACAAGATTTAAGAGTTGATATGATTAATAAAGCAGATAGCGCAAGCGGGGCGAAAGGTAATGCGGCCGGGAATTATGTGACAAATAAACAGCTTTCTGATGCACTCTTGAATTATGACGTAAGTCTTCAAAATACAAAATATACTTCTGTTACCGGAAATACCACATACACAAATATTGTCCCGGCAAATTATATATTAGAATATGTCGTTGTTCAGGTAACCGCCGGGAATACTTGTGTTTTGGACTTAGGGACAACGGCAGGAGGATCAGAAATCTTTGCAGGGATAACTTTCACAGCTTCGACAATAGACATAACAACTGTGCCGATTGGGAAAGTCTTTAATTTATCATCCACGGCACAAACTTTATATTTAAATGATACCGGAGGGGGAAGCACCTGGAATAGCGCAAGCCTAACAGTAATTTTTGTAATGAGAAAAATCAACTGACATGAAAACGATATTAACAACACTACTTATTATTATCAGTCTTTCAGCTTTTTCACAAAACGTGACAAAAGCCTTTGCCGGATACCATGATACGGTCTGGAAAGATGATACGGTAAATCACACCCTTATTGTCGATTACGTGACAACGACAAAATATACAGTCTCCGGAATAATAGTTTCCTCAGCAATTTTTAAAAAAATAGATATCATTCAGAAAATCGTTATTGCTGAAGGGCTTTATGATGCCAACGGCGCAAAGATCGAAGGAACAGAAAATAGGTATTTCTTTTATCTGCAAAGAATCCCCTTTACACAGTTCACACAGGAAGAAATTAATAAATTAAAAAACAACTGAAATGAAACGTGCCCTTATTACATTATTTATCACCGCAATTGCGGTGATATCCTTCTCTCAAACAACCGGAATCATAAAGAGAGATTACACTGATGATTATTCCTACGGTGTAAAATGGAATGAATCTGTCTCTACAACCGGGAAGACTTCAACATTAAAAGTTGGCAATCCTGCCCTTTGGACTTCACTGCCGATACAGTCGAAAATGAAAAGATGCGTAGTGCGTGATGACGGCACTGTTGCTTTTTATCTCAATGCAACAAATTCATGGAACAGGGGAGATGTTGCACCCTGGATAACTGCAAAAGACCCTGACGCAACATTTACGCTTAATTCAGTTATAAGTACCGGAAATTTTGCGGATACAACACTGAAAGCAGGGTGTGCTGTCCATAATACAACGGACGACACCTACGCAATGATCATAGATATCCATGCGCCCGATTCTGCACATGTCGGAATGCCAATTCCGCTTACCGACCGGGTACATGGTGCAACTACGGCAGCAGCCGCCATGAAATTAATTTGTACAAGTACAAATTTCACTGCTTTAGGCGTAGTTGTTGGTGATGCTGTCTGGAATCGCACAGATAATACATACGCACTTGTAACAGCAATATCTTCAACAGACACCCTAACCCTGAATGCCGATATCATGGCGAACGGGGAAAAATATACAGTTTATAAAGCATTTATAAAGTCAGGGGACAAATTTGAAATCTGTACAGCTCCGCTTGACGGCAGTTATGGACAGGTGATGGTTCAAGTGCCTTTGTTTTATTACAAATATACGTATACCGGTACAACGCACGAATGGCGCATTTCTGAGATACCACTTCCGGGATATGAGATTTACCCGTGGTTTCTGAGTAGCGGAACTGTAAAGCAATTCCGATATTTCGGTTGTTATAAAGCCTATGTTAGTGGTGGAAAGCTATCCAGCATCGCCGGTATTCTGCCCACCACGAATCAAACAAGAGCTGCCGCCAGGACAGATGCAACAGACCGGGGATCGGAATGGACACAAGAAACCTATTTCGGAAGATCGGCGATACAGTTACTTTACTTGATCGAATATGCAAACTGGAACAGTCAGTCTGTTATTGGAAATGGTGCAACGGATTGGTCATCTGGTACTTGGAACACATACAATGCTTATTATCCGGTTAACCTAACCGGGCAAAGCAATAAGGATGGCAATGTCACCGCAAACCGAAGCAACGGGGACAACAAGGTAGGATCATATATGTCCTACCGGGGAATCGAAAATTTATATGGCGAGATTTGGGAGTGGATGGATGCAATTAATATATACGCAAATCAGCCATACATCTCATTTTCAAACACGTCGTTCACGGACGATACAAAAGCAAATTATACTTATCTCGGATTCACCCTGCCTGCATCTGATGAATATCAGAAAACATTGCAGCAAACGAAATATGGGTTTCTACCGGCTTCGGTAAGTGGGGGATCGTCAACTACTTATATATGCGATTACTATTATCAATCAACTGGCTGGCGCGTGGCTTCTGCGGGTGGCTATCTGAGTTATGGCGCGTGTGCGGGTGTCGCTTGCCTCCATGCGGGTTACGGGTCGGGCGGTGCGTATGTCATTTTCGGTTCTCGGCTTTGCAAATAAAAAAACATAAAACGCGCAAAACAAAATAAAGCGACGAGTCGGTCGCAAAAAAAATATGAATAAGGTTATTGCATATATCGTTAGCTGGCACGTGGCTTATGCGAGTGGCAATCTGAATAATGGCACGAATGCGGGTGTCACTTACCTCAATGCGAATAACGGGTCAGGCGATGCGAATGTCAATATCGGTTCTCAGCTATGCGGTTGTATCAAGAAATTAATTTATAAGAACCTGTTGTATGCAAAAACCATGGCTCTTGCCAAAATAGAAAACATCTTGAAAAAAGTGCTGGTAGCGAAAGCGAACGCTCTTAATTCACAATCGCAAATTATGAAAAGAATATCGAACCTTTATGAAAGGGTTTATGATTTAGAAAATATTCGTAAAGCCCATAAAAACGCTAAAAAGCAAAAAGGACATTATTTTGAGGTACAAAAAATCTGTTCAAATCCCGATGGTTACTTTCTTGAAATTCGTAAAATGTTAATGGAGAAAACATATATTCCATCTCCTTATATCATTTTCAAAAAGAAAGATTATCATAAAGAAAGAGAAATTTCAAAATCACCCTATTTCCCGGACCGTATCATACAACACTGCATCATGCAGATACTCGAACCGATATGGGATAAAACAGTAATCCGTGATACTTATGCTTCGATAAAGAAAAGAGGAATCCACGATGGACTCAATCGGATCAAAATGGCATTAAAGAATTTCAAAGGAACTCAATATTGTTTAAAACTTGACATCCGGAAATTTTATCCATCAATAAATCATGATATTTTAAAATCGATTATCAGAAAAAAGATCAAGGATAATGATATGCTCTGGTTACTTGATACGATTATTGATTCTACTCAATCGGGTATTCCTATCGGAAATTATCTCAGCCAGCATTTCGGCAATATCTATTTAACTTATCTCGATCATTGGTTAAAAGAAGAAAAGAAAGTAAAATATTATTTCCGCTATTGTGATGACTTGGTTATTATTCATAGCGATAAAGATTGGCTTCACAAAATCCTGTCGGAAATAGATCAATATCTTTCTTCAAATCTTAAATTACAAGTTAAAGATAACTATCAGATATTTCCTGTCGAAAAGCGTGGAATCGATTTTCTTGGTTACCGGTTCTATCATTCGCATATTTTGCTTCGCAAATCTATTGCCCTACGATTAAAGTCAAAGATCAAAAAACTGTCAGAAAAAGCATTCTTGAATTTTAAAGATATATGTTCTATTGCAAGTTATAAAGGATGGTTGATGCACGCCAATTGCTATAATTTAACACAAAAATACTTTACACAACTTAATGGAAAAGCAATCAGTTAAAAGGTTTTCTGATTTTTCCGACGAAAAAATAATTGAAGGGGAGAAAATAAGACTTGACGAAATCATTAATAAGGAAATAATCATAACCGATTATGATATTAAAGGGACAAAATTCAGCGATAATAAATCTGGAAAATGTCTTACACTGCAATTCGAGATCGAAAGAATGACAAGAGTTATTTTTACTGGATCGGATGTTTTGATAAAGCAAATTGAAAAATACAAGGAACATATACCGTTTCTGACAGTTATAAAAAAGATAAAACGATATTATACATTTAGTTAATATGGATACCTTACAAATAATATGGATTTTAATTTTCCTCATCTATGTTGCAATTTACAACGGTTTTTACCTTCGTGAAATGGATGAAAGGAGCAAATCAAATTATACTGCAGCAGGAAAATGGAATACGGTTTGGCACGGATGGGGATTATTATTAAGATTTGGAGCAGTCGTGCTTCTCATACCGCTTTACTGGCAATATTGGAAAGAATTCATCCTTTGGGTACTGGTTATAGGAACAATATCATGGATTGTTTATGATATGATAATCAATCTTATCCGAAACAGGTCAATATTTTATAAGGGAGAAAAAAAAACAGGAACAAAAAGTTTCATTGATCGTTTTTTACCCAATTGGCTCTATTGGGGATTGAAGGGACTGTTATTGATAGCAACAATCATATATATAATTATTTCTTAAAAACATGACAACTCAGACTTTACTTACCGACGTATGGGAACTTATCAAGATTATTGGTATACCAATTTTTGCCTTCCTGGCAATTCGTTTTATCAATACAATGGACAAACTACGAAAGGACGTGAATATTCTTATTAATAAGATGTCACAACGTGAGGTCTATTGCACGGATCAACATACAGTGATCAGTGAAAAATTG